TCCCGGAGGCGTACTCGATAGAGTAGGGTCCGATGCGTTCCCCGGTCACGTCTCCACCGCTCCCCTGGGTGAGCTGGTAGAGCAGTTTCCCACCAGCCTTTATCGCCGCCTTGACCGCTGCGGGCCGGTCGTCCTTGGTGTTGTACACCACTTGCACATAGTTCGGCTGACCCGGCCGACCGAACCAGCCGGACACCCGCACCAGTCGGGGTGAACCCACCGCCCAGTTCAAGACGGACTGGTCGTTGACTGCCAGCGTCTCCACCGGGTTCAGCGCGTCGTAACCCAGTTTCACGCTGGTCAACGCTTGCACGGGGTAATCCAGGAACAGCACGTTGCTCCCGCTCCCGTCATACACCTCGGTACGGCCGGTAATGGGAGCACTGAACGTGCGGTTGGTTTCCGCCTCAAACAGCGATTCCGCGTCCTCAAGAGCGGAAGCGATCTGAGGCGTTTCCGCTTCTTCCCCCAGATAGTCCAGAAACTCCGACATCGTGAGGATATGAGGCACTTAGGCCCCTCTGGGCTTTTTCTTCGGGGATTCCTTCACCGGTTCTGGCTCCGCTTTCACGGGTTCCGGTTCCTTGAGTAGACCCAGCCGTTTAGCCTCGGCTTCGGGAACCACTTTGCCAGGCGAGCAGAGCAGGAACGCCGCGTCAGGGTGGCCCTCTTCGACCACCCGCGACTTGTCGGCCACGAGGTACAACCGTCGATCTGCGACGTACCCCGATACTGGTTTGCCACCTCGGTCGATGCGAAGCGACATCAGGTCTGCAACCCAACCTTCTCCCACGTCGAAGTGGTCGTGCCGTTCGTCGCGGTACACTGGTACAGGTCGGGCGTGCTGTAGTCCACGGCCAGCGAGCCAACGATGCACTGGCCCGCGAAGTCGTTGGAGGCGACCGCACCTGCCTTCTGGAAAATCACTTGCGGCCGGGCGTCGGTGATCACATGCGAGCGTTCAATGATTGCCATGGCATTACTCCACGGTGACGTAGCCGACCACGCCCGCAACCGCAGTCGCGGCCGACAGTTCAAGATTGAGCAGCGCATTGGCGGCCGTTTCACACCAACCCGCTGGATTGTTCGGGAGGACGAGCTGGCCGTCGGCCAAGAGGTCCATCTGACCCGTGAGCGCCGTTCCCCCGGCCCCCGACTCGAGGCGCACGGTGTTGGCTCCCCCGCTCGCCACCAGCACCAGGTGAACCACGCGGATTTTGATACCCGCCCCGGCGGCCGAGACGAGGGTGTTATCCCCCGCCCCGGCCGCCTGAACAACGGCGTACTGAACCCGGCCTTGTATCTCAGCCACGGATTACAGGCCCGTGATGCTGCACACCGCAGCCGGCCGAGTCACGGTGAACGCAACCCGCATGTCGGCCCGAAGGGTGATCTTGCCTTCGGTGAACTGCGAAGCGACGTAACCGGTCTGCACCCGCACGCCACGGCGATCATCCAGCCGGGTGAAGTTCCGGAAGTCCACCACAATCGCGGTGTTCTCGGTGATGGCATCGGAGATGGCCACCGGGATACCGAGCAGCGACTGCGGACCCGGGCCGCTGAACGGGTTCCCGAAGAGGAAATCACCGTTGGCGTTCTGCATCAGGACGTAATCCTGCCAGTCGTTCGGATGGAACACCGCGCCCGAGGGGTTGGCCCGGCCGGTATAGCGGACCTTCGTCAGCGCCTTCATGAACGCGGCAATGCGGTTGTCGGAGCCGAGAGCCTGGGTCTGAATGCCCGACACGTCGAGGATGCCCGACAGGTTGGGGGCGGTGCCGTCACCGATCAGAATCTGACGGTCGAGCCGCTGCCGGAGGCCGAACGAGAGCCGCTGTTCAAGCAAGCTCTGAACTTGGGCCTCGTCCTCAAGCTGTTCATCGGTCACCGGAATGCTGTCGGTGATCTTCTGCACCGGGGACGACTTCTGGGTCCACACGAACTCGGACTCAGCGTATGCCGCACCTTCGGCCTTTTCCGCTGAACTGTGCGTCCGGGTCGTCTCTTCCATGTACACGAACGACGGTTGCGAAATCGGGAACGACGGGATGAGGTCGGTTACCTGAATCGGACGGGTAGCCGCTTCGACCAGCAGACCCGACCGCACGCTCTCCGGGGCGAAACCGGCCGAGGTCTGGAACAGCACCTTGACGCCGATGTCATTCAGTTCCCACGGGATGTCGGTGCGGGTGTTGCGGGACGCCTTGAACTCCTTGGACGCCGCGTAGAGCGCGCCCCACGACTTGGTGGCCGGGGCCACGGGGTGACCGGCTTCGTCTACCGGCCGGTCCATCTTCGCCTGACGATCTTCGGCCGCGCTCCGAAGGGCCTTCATCTCCGACCGTTCCAAGTCGGAGCCCAGCGCCTCGCACTCCCGGTTCAGCGCCCGGACCTTGTTGGTGGCGTCGGTCGCGTCGGTCGCGCCCAGCTTGTCTAGCACGGCCTTCTTGGAGAAATCCATCTCCTTGCCGGCCGCCTCGAAAACCTCAAGGACGAGTTTCTGTTTTGCGGAGAGGATTTCCCGCTGTTCTACCAGGTGCTCAGACATCGAACCGTTGCCTCCGTGTGTGTGGCTGGAGGCAGGTCCGACCGAAAGAAAAAGAGAGACGGCCACTCCAGCGCAAAGTGTGCGCGTGAAATGGCCGTCGGATGGCCGTGTCGGATTATCCTTCGATAGTTAAGCTAACTAACTACTTGTTGAGCGTCAAGCAACCTTCTTGGATTTCACTTCGATCATGGACCGGGACACCTCGTCCCGGGTGTAGGGCCGAAACACGTTGACCCACCCGCACCCCTTGCAGCGCCACGAGTCCCGAGGTTCCGGCAATACCTCACGGTCCCGTGGGGTTTCAAACGACCCCCGATGTTTCAATGGCTCCCTGGACTCCCCCAGCCACGAAGAGCAGTGGTGGCACCGTAGCTCGAAACTCACACCAGCCCCAGCCGCTTGCGGGTGCGCTGGAACCGTTCAAACTCCTCCCGGGCCAGCTCCCGCAACGCGGCAGCCTTGGCTTCGGCGTCTCGGACTTCCGCCTCTGTCGCGGCAACCTCTTCGGGTGATGGGCCAACGGGGGCCAGCACGATCAGGGCGTTCGTTGCCGGGTCGGTCGTCAGCGTCTCCGTGGCCGACTTCATGACCAGGGTTGCAGTCATTTGGTTGGCTCCCTCAAACACGGGCGACACCTCAATCAAGTCTAGGCCGGCGATCAACCGCTTGGCCCCCAGCGCCTTCCACTCGTCCGTCATCTCGGCCGTCTGGACGCCCCGGAACCCGATGGACCACTCGCCATGTTCGCCCATTTCCTTGGTCGTCTCAAATGCGTCCCGGCCACGGGTGGTCCCCATAAAGAAGCGGCCGTCCACAATGGCCTGGTTGTTCTCCACCCGAATGACGCCCTTACCCGCTGGGGGTTGGCCGGCCAGTACGGAGTCATGCCGGTAGGCCGACAACTTGACCACGGTTCCCGATTTGATGGCCCCGGGGAGAATCACGTCCCCCTCACGGTCAACGATGTTCATGGTGTTGACCACCGCCGTGACTTCCCCCTTGACCGCGTCCTTCACCTCAAACGGGCCGAAGGATTTGGTTTCCAGTGTCTCAGCCATTGCCATTCCTCCCGTTGCCGTTGCCATTCGCCATCACCCGGTCCCGGATGGCGGCTAAGTCCTGGTCCACCGCTGGAGCGGCGGCCGGCTCCTCCGGTTCGTCCGGTGCTGGAGCTGGACCCAAGTACACCTGACGGCTGGGGTCCACCTCGAGGCCGAGCATCGCTTGTGCCCGGTCCACCCGTAACACGCCTTCCTTGACCAGCAGCGCAATGCGTTCGGCCTTCTCTTTTTCCTCTTCCTGGGAAGCCGAGAAATCCGAGGTATCAAACCGCACCCGATACCGCTTAAGCTGGGTGACGAAATCGGGGAGGAGTTGCATTCCTAACTGTTTGGCCATGTCGCTTTGCATCGGCCTGATACAGCTATTCCACGCCTCTTTTCGCAGTTCCCGCATGGTTGCGCCAACCTTGGTCTGCTGGAGGCCGGAGCCGAACCCAACGACGGCGGCCGGTACGCCCAGTGCCGCACACACCCGCTCCTCTGCGATGTCCCGCAGATTGCCCAACATCAAGTTGTTGGGGTCATACCCGAACTGCTGAACGTCGGTGGGAACCCCGAACGCCAGCCATTCGCCCCGGCGTGACCCGGTGAAAGACTTCATGTGTTCCTTGACCCGGTCCACCTCTTGCTTATTCATCCGGCTATCGGCCGACTTGGGCGACACAATCCCACCAGGGACACCCATGTTGCCGAGGATGGCGGCCGAGAACGATGACGCCTCTTCGTCGGTGAATACCTCCCGCAACAACGGCTTCAGGGCCGACATACCCTTCCGGGGGTTGCACGGATCGAGGCCGGCCCGGAAGTGGACCACGTTTTCCACCTTGAGGTTGACCGGTGGCTTACCGTTCTCCGGGCGATATTCGTAGTGGGAGATGAACGCCGAACCGTCGTCGGGCCACTTGGGGTCAACAAGGAAGTGGGGTAGATACCAGTAGCCCAACACCTTACCGAACGAGTTGCGTACCTTCTGCCAGTAAGCATTCCCGTCAAAGCAGAACGACAGCACAGACGCCTTCCATAACAGGGAATCCCCGTAGTACGGATTAGGCCGCATGAGTGTGGCGGTCAGGGCGTTTTCTTCGTCCTCTTCCCACACGTCGCCCCGTCTCCGCTGCACAATGGCTTCGGCCTCGGTGAAGTTCCGGAGTATCCAGTTCACCGGGGACATAACCACGTTGGCGTCCAGCGCATCGTCGGGCGACTTGGTGTACAGTCGCACGTACCCGTTCTGGTTCTGGGGGATAAACCCGTCATCTGTGATGACGGTAAACCCCTTGGTCTGCACCTTTGGCGGTGACAGTCTATCGAGCCAACCCATTAACCCCTCCGCATCCCGAGATAGAGCAGCACCAGCCCTAACGCGATCTTGCCGGCCGGTGGATAGACGCCCCATGCGCCCCACGCCACCAGGATTCCCCCCCCGTAGACGTGCGCGTCCCGGAAGTCGGGCCACCAGTGCCTTAGAGAAGCCATGACGCCTCCTCCGGAATCAGTATGGCCCGGCTCATGGCGTTAATGAGCGCCGACGCCGGGTCAATCTTGTTTTCTGGCCGTTCCTTGCGGGGGAAAATGTTGTCGTTCGCATCTTCCTTGACTGTTACGTTGGACATCGCCCACGCCAACACCGGGTCACCGTTGTGGTGGAACTGGCCCGACTTGACCAACGCCTCCAGGGACTTCATGGGGTCGGACAGGTTCTTGACGTTCTGCTGTAGCTCAATCGCGGTGATGCCTTCGCGGGTGAGTTCCTGAATCATCTCTTGAGACGCCCACGGATCAAACGCGGCCTGTTCGATACCGTGCGCCCGGGCGTCCTCTAACAAGTCGTCCCGGATGCGGCTGTAGTCCGTCATATCGCCATCGGTCACGGTCAACCACCCATCGTGCGCCCACGGGAGGTAGCGGGTGTTTCTGGGGTCGTTGACGGTGGACTCCGGGAGATAGTGGCGGCCGAAGGCGTAGTAATGCGGTACGTCGTCAACCATCTGTCGGAATACCCGGACGATGGACGCAATGTCCAACTTGCTGGCCAAGTCGCCGCCCGCGAAGCACGGACAGTCCGCAAACCGTTCGGGTCTCAGTGAGCGGTCGGCTTGCCGGTGCCACCATTCCATATTCATCCAGGCCGCCCGGGCGGTGACCCAGACGTTAAGGTGCTTGGTCTTGAATACGTTCTGGTGGCGGGAGCTGGCAACGGCTTCGGCTTGTTTCTCTTTCAGGAAGGATTCGGAGACGGATACCCCGTAATTCGGGTTGGCCTTCCGCAACGATTCCTCGGCCGCCCAATCGTCCCCTTCGTCTATGGACCATATCACCCCGAACAACCGGTCGTCGGGGTTGGTCCCGTCCAGCATCTTTTGTACGTCCTCGTGCATCGCATAACACGGCCCGGAGATGTCGGACCCGGCCGTGGTGATGACCAGCACCAGCGGTTGACGCCGTGCCCCCATACCGGTCACCATCGTGTCATAGAGCCGGGCGTCGGGGTGTTCGTGGTATTCGTCAACGATTGCGAGGGATGGGCTTGCCCCGTCTCCGGGGTTCCCGATCAGCACTTCAAACCGGTCCCCGGTATCCAGCCGCACCAGGTTGGAAGCGTTGACCGTGATTCCGAAGTGAGACAGGAACTCCGGGGACCGTTGCGCCATCAGCTTGGCCGGCCGGAACACTTCCCACGCTTGTTTTTCGGTGGTGGCCCCACTGTAGACTTCCGCTCCGGGTTCCCCTTCGGTCAAGGCGTCCAACCCCTCCACCGCACCCAGCACAGACTTGCCGTTTTTCCGGGGAACTTCCACGTAAGCTTTCCGAAACCGGCGAAAGCCGGTGTCTTTCTCCCGGAACCCGTGGATATTCGCCCGAACAAAGCATTGCCACGGCTCAAGGTGAATTTTCACCTTTTCCGGGGCCCTGGGGTCAGGGATGGCCCAATGACCTTTGACGTGAGGGAACAGCTCCGCGAACTTGCACGCCCGTTCCGCCTTCTCGGGTACGAAATGGTAGGGCCAGTCGGTGCGGTCGGTGTCGGAGAGGAAACGTTGGCAGGCTAACCGGGTCCAGCGACATGCGGGGATACTTCCGGAGACGACAGAACGGGCGTACTCCAACGCCGTGTCTACGTGAGGCGTCGAACTCTTACCCAAGGGCCTCAAACGGGTTCGCCTGGACCGAGGCCGGAACCTTCACCCGGGAGCGGTCGGCCGGCGTCATACCGAAGGACTTATACAGTCGGTCCAATCGTGCCCCCTCCGCACCGGATAGTTCCCCGTGCCGGTTCTCTTTGGCTATCAGCCGGATCATGCTGGTAAAGGCGTAGCGATCACTTTCCAGGGCCACCCCGTCCACTAGCTTGGCCTGGACTTCAACCCAGAGCTGCTGTAGGGTCGGCTCCAATCCGGCGTCCGGTCCACCCAGCAACGCATTGTTTAGCGGCTCGCCCTCTCTGGCCCGGCCCCGGGCAGGGTTGTGGTCAAACGCTCCCACCATTTGGAGTATGCGAGTCGGCTTGCGAGGTCTGGGCATCGGCTACCGAAAAGTTTAGTCCCGGCTAATGAAAATAACACATGCTACCTAAAGGCGAAACGGGGAAGCACAAAAACGCC